GTTACAGCCAGCGAGCGTCTAGAGTTCCACCCAGAGTTTGGATAGTATCTTGATCTGCTGGAACCAACTTAGCGTTACCACCAATGTAGGTTTGCAGGTCAGCGGCATGGATTACCCAGTCACGAGTGTTCATGCTGTTGCTGAAGGCAGAGTTAGGAACAACTCCGACATAAGCGTTGTCGCTGAAGTAGTTGGAACGACCACTGTTGTCCTTGACCTGAATCGAGAACATTGTGTCCGACGTCAAACTTGCTGCATCGTTTTGGTACAGCAGGGACAGGATGTCGTTCGATGCAGAAGTTTGTTGCAGGCTCAGTGTGATTGTAGCCGAAGTGTTTGCGTTGTAAATACGAGTCATCGTATTGTCAGCACCAGTGTACATGGTGAAGGTTTCAGCAGAACGTTCAATAGAAACGATGCTGTCTTCAGAGTACCCAGAGATAATGTGTGCGATACCGCTCTGGTCTTGAGTGATAACTACAGTTACTTGGTTCGGTGCGTATGTAGAGGCGCGTTGAGTAGCCATTTAAGTCTCCTTGGGCGGGGACCGCAACCGTCCTTAGACGGTTACAGTTCCTTTGATTTTAACGAAGTGGATGGCACCAGCTAGGCGAGCTTCGAACTCAATACCTTCGAAGATACGCTGAGCACGCAGGTTCGGAGCAACAGACAGAACATCTGGAACACGAACTACTGGTGTTGGGCTGTCTGCCAATCCACCAACACGGATACCATCGTTCAGTTGAGCACGGATTTCAGACTCAATGATTGTGGCACCAGCAGCGGTGTAAGGGATTTTCTTGCTGTTAGCCATACGGAACCACAGACGTTCAGTCATACGTGCTTCCAGCCAGTCAACGAAGACCATGATGTCGATGAACTCACCACCAAACATTTTACCGCCGATAGTTACGGATTGTCCGCCTACAGATTCATAGGTGTTACCGTTCTTGGCTTTGATGTTTGTGGCTTCAGTGTCAGACAGTTTGGATACAGTAACACCAGTCAGAGCTTTGTAAGCCCAAGTGTTAGAGCCCGGTTGTTCTTGCAACTGGAACCCAATCCAAGCAGCCTCTGGGAACTGAGAGTCAGCATCAGTAGAGAAGATACCGAAGGTACGTTGGTAGCCAAGGTCTTTCAGCTTAGCGAATGTATCTGTTGTTCCAGTGGTTTTGATTGCAGTAGTACCAGAAGATGTTCCGAAGACTTTCTTCTTAGCTTCAATCAGACCAGCAACTTCCAGTACATCAATTTCGTTGTGGGATTCAATTACCAGAGCGTACCAAGTATCGTTGTCAGCCTGAACTTCGTTTACAGAAGTAGACCAAGATTCGGTAGCTGGTGCGTTGGCTTTGCTGAGGTTGGCAGAGACTTTCAAAGACCAGTCTGTATCAACAGCGGCAGTGAATGTCAGAGTACCGTCAAGGTTGTTTACCAGAGTAACACCAGTGATTGGAGTTACGTCGTAAGCAGCTTTCAGACCAGCAGCAATAAGGATCGCTGTGTCTAGGGCTTGAGATACATAAGTGATTGCAGTTCCGCTTACAGTCAGAACGTAAGAAGTTGCAGGGGCAACAGTCAGAACGTTAACAGTTGCACCGGGAATCTGACGACGACCGATTACAATGTTGGCTGGCTTGATTGCCTGACCGAAGAACTTCTGTGCTGCAATGTATGCAGAGTCACTTGTGGCGAAGTCATCGGCTACTGCCAGCAACGAGCTGTACACGCGAGCGCGTTCAACGAAGTTGGTGTGAGCAGAGATAAAGGCTGGTACGTTGAAGTTCGTTTGAGCAACCGCAGAAGTTTCACGGCTGATCTGAATTTCGATGATGTCGGTTAGACGTGTCATTTCAGTTCCTCTTATGGAGTAGGGTTGATATCAATGTGACTTACGAGAACGTAATCAGGAGGACGGTTAGCATCGTGATAGACGCCAGTGAAGCCCGTAGTGAGAATGTAATCTTGATCATCTTGAGAGATTGCTGTGTATGCGAAGTTTGCATCCACTTGGTAAAGCATGTACATGTCCGTGTCCTTGCGATAAGGCATACGGCGATTTGTGATCTGTCCGTGACGGGCCAGATTGTTTCTTGCCTGACTCTCGTACCCACGGGCAGTTCGTAGTGCAAGTTGGATGTTCTGAGCAAGCTCAGCAGCCTCTGTGTCGTTGTCCATGAGCCCGACAACCTCGAACCTTACCTTCGCCATCATATCGATCTGCGTAGTGGTTGTAGGGGCTGTGGCGAAGTCATCGACGAACGTTGAGTTGTACTCGCTACCAAGTTGGTCGAGTCGCTTAACATCAATCACAATATATGGAGTCTGAGGCTCTGGGATGTTGTTGTAAGCGAAAATGATTCTACTCGTAGGGAACAATTCAATGATCACATTGTAGAGGCTGTCTTCAAGGTCTTTATAAATATTCATGGTCTTGTCAACTCCACACGCATGCAGATTGCTTTGTAGTGGTTCAACACGCCCATTGCATAGTTAATAACCTTCATGACTTCGTATAGATCACCTTGCCATGTAAATCGATCTGCTGCCCAACCCGGACCTGCCTCTTTCAAGGCTTTCATTTCGCTACCCTTGGTGTAAACTTTCAGGGTTGCTTTAGAACGGTCAGCTTCAGGAAGCATAATAGTGTCGGATGATTTCAACACTGGTTGTACGTTGCATACAACTTGAACAGTGGACTCAGCACCGGGAACCGGACGGCCTCTGTCGATGGTAGGCGCCTCTCTACGCGTAACGTCGAGGACTACTTGACCAGTAGATAGGAGTGGTGGATAAAGCATCACATGTCTCCTTTATGGATTCTGAACCTGACAGATTCGAGCATCTTGGCAGTGTCAATAAGTGGGCTATCTCGTCCCTTCTTCTCAATGGTCTTCTGACTGTTACCGCCAGTTGCTGCGTACTCAAGGATTGTGAGTTGCATCAATTCTTTGATCCGCTTACCAAGCCCTTTCAGGAGTCTTTGTGTGGATCGTCCATTAGTTAGAACGGAGATAAAAATGTTCTTAACCTCACGGGCCATGTATGCTTGATACATGATGTCCTCGAACGTATCGTCCATGAACGGCCTTGTGGGGTTGAATGATGTACCGAAGTTGTTGTAAGCGGCTACCTGTGCGACAGGAAGGTTATCGTTCTCAGGACCGTATCTGTCATCCCAGAAGCCGACTTCCACTTCAGTTTTGTTGATAGCGTCAACTCGCTTTATAAGAGACTGAAGTTTCTTCGTCTCTATCTTAAGGGAAAAGCCCATAGCAATCTCCACCATTGTGTGGACCGCTACTTGGATATGTGTTGTCGTATAGACGGCGAGACTGAGAGTAGCCAATGTTAATCTCACGGACTACATTGTCACAGTTGGCATCGTTAGCGAACATATCCGATTTGGAAATACCACCAGCGTATGGAACAGCAAGGCTGATCGCAGCATTGGGGTCTTTCAGAATTAGTAGTAGTGCTTCTTTGTAGTTCTTGAACCAGTCACCACCATACACTTCAATGTCACCTGTGCGTTCACGTGTCATACGTGTCAACCTGAACAGGATAGCTCTTGCAGCATCTAGTGTAGTTCGGTTTTCATTCCCATCATTGCGATCAAGGAAGTATTGATAGTCAGCATCCGTAAGCATTTCCATATCGTCCCAGATGTCACCAACTGCTAGACGAACACGATCAATTGCATTATTGGATGGATCACCTGTATACGGCATAATTACCTCCGGCTAAAACAAAGAAAGGGGGCCACGAATGGCCCCCAGTCAATTAGGCACCTACAGTACCACGAACGATCAACTGTGGACGACGCAGAACGTCGATGAAGTTGGATTCGGTTTGGATTTCGATCATCTGACCACGGTTGTCGCCGTATTCAAACGCGTACATTTCTTGACCTTGAGTGTTAACAAAGTCGAAGTGATCCGCTGGACCGAAGTAGGTAGTGAAGTTATCACCCATGTCCGAAGGCAAGAAGTAAGCGTCACCTGCTGGGATGTAACGAACACCATCTGGACCTACACCACGGTATTCCACGTAGGTGATGTTCCCGATTGTGAATTCGCGGTAGCGAGCGTCATAGCCGCGAGCGGACAGACGATCACGCAGGATTTGTGGAGACTGTTGGTAAGCCAGCCACAGAGCCTTCATCGTTGGGTGTCCGATGAGTTTGTTGAAGAACTCAGGGGAAGCGATGGCGAAGATTTCACCACGGACAGAACCGTCGTGTGCGTTGTCTTGGATGTGAGCGAAAACTTCTTCAGTTTTAACGATCAAATCAGTTGTAGAGGTGTTGAGTTGGAAGTCAACAACTTTACGAGTTGCACCGAACTGGGCGTACCAGTCGTAAGCAACAGTGGCGTTTGGAGCGTAGGCAGTACCAGTTACGATAGTGTGCCAGTGAGCTTTTTCCATTGTAGCAGCCCAGCTCTGACGAATTGTTTCCAACTTGCGAGCACGAACAGCAGCTACAGTTTCGAGTGCGTCAACACCGAATGCACGCTTACCTTGGATGTCACGTGGAGTGATAGCATCGTCAAGGGTGAAGTGTGGCATTGCGAATGCGTGCATGCGACGGTTGTGGTCAGCAGACACAGTGTGACGAGCGCCACGGTGAACGTCTGCAATTACGTTGAAACCAGTTGTGATTTCTTCGATTGTCAGAGTTTCTTGGTTTGTGGTTTCTTTCGAGAAGATACCGATCTGTTCAGCCAGCGACCATACGTTAGGGATGATCAACAGGTTTTGAGTCAGGTCAGTGTACTCGTAGTTGTTGCCTGCAAAGCTACGAACAGCAGCCTTGGCGATTTGAACTTGAGACATTGTGTTCTCCTAAGTTGGATTAAAGGATGGATACGTCGAGTTGATCGACAGCGAAAATGTTCTTCAGAGCCAGCTTATCAGTAGCTGTTTTACGTTGAACCGGAGTTGTAACGTCAGCACCGAAGATCAGAGCTTCACGACCAACTTTGGCGTGTCCACGAGCCAACACCAACACTTTCGTGTATTCGGCGGCAGCAGGACGAGTCAAGTCATCGATCAGAATGTAAGTTGCATCGGCAAGGGTAGCAGCAACAACTAGCTGTCCTGTGCTGTCAAGGACAGAACCAGTCAGGGTAGCGTTGGTTGCAGACTTAGCGAGAACTTCGCGGGTAACACCAGAGCCAGCTTCTTCTTCATATTTCAGCCAGTTGCTCAGACGTTGTACATCAGAGGCGTAAGTTGTCATTGGGTATTTCTCCTAATAAAAAATGGGGTTAGATTACTTAGCAGCTTTAGGGGCGTACTTAGCTTTCAGGATTTCAGCGGTACGGTCGACTTCAACAGCGTCAACAGTTCCAGTTCCAGCAACGCCTGTTTCACTCATCATATCAGAGTTATCAACGGCAGCTTTTTGTACAGCGTATCCAGCAACAACAGCAGCGAATGCTTCTTCAGCCACGCCTTCCAGTGCTTTGAGAACACTTTCAACTTGAGCTTCAGGAAGAACAGCAGCAAGAGCAGACTTGCGAACTTCTTGCACACGAACGGCTTCAGCAGCTACGAATGCGTCAACTTGTGCTTGGACAGCTTTAAGAACTTCTTCTTGAGCGCCCATAGCTTTAACGATTTCAGCTAGAGCTAGATCGCCAGCAGCTTTTTGTACAGCAACAGCTTCTGTAACGGCAGAGGCCAACAGAGTTTCATGTACGGATTTTTCGATTTGTTCCACGATAGGTTCCTCGATAATAGTAGTTGGTTGTTCAACAGATTGTCCGGCAACAGCCAGAGCAATAGTTGCAGGGTCAATGTGATCAGTAGCTTTGAATACAAGCGTGGTGATACCATTAGCTGGCCCGCCTTGGTGCTTGCCAACAAGAGCCACGTGAGCGCCTTCGTGTTCGAACTTGATGTCCGTCAGGCGGCGTTTAATGTCAGTCATTGTAGTTCCTCGACAGTAGCCATAGCGCCAATAGAGACGCCGTTAATATCACCAGACTTTACACCAGCCCAAAGAAGATCAGATGTTTCGTCACCCTCTGGGAAGTGCCACCATTGCAACCAAGTACCCTTCTTGATATGCACACCGTTGTCTAGTTTGAAACTAGCGGGAGCAATGAAGGATTGGACAATATCGGCTTTCTGTGTTTCGACTTGGTGAAAGAGGTTAGCAACTTGGCAGTGCGTATTGAAGTTGTTGCATGCTTTCTCTACTTCGACTTCTGTATAAGTGTCACCATGTAGGTCAACAGAGTCTGGTTCGAGTACAACGAACATTGCCATACGCTTCTCATTATTGAGAGCTTTAGTTACTTCAACTTGTTCTGGAGACTCCTGAGAGCCCCCAAAGTGTTTTTCGATTAGTTCTGCAAGTGCGTCAACGAATTTCATTGTAGCTCCTTATGCGTTGTTTGCGGCAGAGTTATCTTTCCCAGATGCTTTCTTAGAAGCTCCGTTGCCAACACCAGCTAGACCGGCTTGACTTTCACCACCCATGATTTCATCCTTTTTAATAGGAGCATCATCAGGCTTGACAGGAACTTTAAGAGCAGCACGAATCTTGTTAGCCATAGGACGGTCAAGTTCGAGAGCACCAACAGAACCCATACGTTGGATTGCTTTGGAGAATTCATCAAGGTCAACTTCGTCAAGATCACCGTAGCACAACTTAGGCAGTTTAGCGTCAGAGGCTTCACCATTCAATGCGAACAGTTGTGGGATCAAGTCTTTGTTAATAACGTCAGCGATTTCTTGAAGACGTGCTTCAATCGCCATTGCCATAATGTTTGTTTTAGCACCAGCAAGCGAGAAGCTACCAACACTATCTTGACCAAGCTTGAGGACATCGGCAAACAAAGCAGTAAGGATTTTGTTGTCCCAACGCTTAATGATTGCATCTGTGTCGTACATCTTGGCACCCTGTGTCGAAGTCAGTTCAAACTTGAACAATGGCTGTCGGCTTTCAGGGTCGAATTGTTGTGGCAGGATCAAACCAGCTTGTTCGTTCATCTGAATGTTTCGGATGACGTTCTGGTAGTATTGATAAATCTTAGCTTCAGCAGGACTTGCATCAGCAGACATATAACGTGGTGGAAGGTACAGAGTTGGCATACCAACCATGTCTCGGCTAACACCAATCGATTCTTGTTCTTCGATCAGGCAGCGATACTTCCATGCGTAATATGCAGCACGTAGTGGCGAGTTACCTTCCGGGTTATCACGTTCTGCGTCCACACGGATCAGCAAGAACTTCTTACGGGGAATGTCAATCATGCCAGTGCTTGTGAGAGCGTTGAGGTTCAGGTAGCGTTCAGCCCCTTGAATCATTGTGAGGCTCTGCTGGACGCCAAGAAGGTTACGACCGTCCTCACTGTACAGCCACTTGTAGATCGTGTCCTGTGAGCGAATAGGGAGTTTCTTGATGCCAATCTTGCCATCACTGTACTTCGAGCCTGTCGATGGATCACGACGGCGGTAAACTTTTTCGTGTACGGAGAAACCGTAAGTCAGTGCAGATGTAGACTCTTGAATGAAAGAGCGCCATGTGTGTTCCATGTCATCCAGACATTCGTCTAGGAATTGACCACGACTTTTCATCGCAGCATCTGGAGCAGGGCCAAGGTCAGTTGTCCATTCAACACGGCTGATCATCATCTTGAACAGAGAGAGAGCAGCAGCGATTGTTACATCCGAAGCCATCGTTCGGAAAGTCTTGCAAGCTTCAGGGAACCGTAGTTCTCTGCGAGCTTCTTCGTTAATGCGACCACCAGCCATTTTCAGGCCAGTAGTTCCCATTTCACCAAGACGCAAACGAGGCAAAGGAGTTTCTGCTTTTTCAATTAGTTCAGTCATAACCTCGCCTTATGTGTGGTAGACCCTGAAAGGATTCACCTGAACCATTTCTGGAACTGTGAAGTCAGGGATATGAATATCTGTGGAGAGTGCGTTAAAGGCATCAGACGTGGCGTCAACCATGTCGTCCTTAATGTTCCTGCTACCATCGAAACGTACAAGTTCCGAGAAGTAATCAGCGTTCCACTCAGCAGTTACAACTTCAACACTTCCAGATTCTGCAACAGCAGCAAATGGGGCGAAACGTGTAACTTTGGATTTGTTTGCAGTCTTCATCTTTGCATAGAAGCCTTTGTCAGCCAGTCCACGAATGATGTCAGCAGCGTAAGCTTTACCAGCAGCACCGGGGTCACATGGGACAATGATTTGAACATCATCACCATCTGCAATAGCTGTTTCAAGAATCATGTCGAATACACCACCATGTCTGCGTCTGTCTCTAACAACATGCTCAACTGTATAAGTACCAGAAGATGTCTTACTCATAAGTACACCAGCAGTCCAGTCAGGGTTCTTGTTAGTTTCAGATTCTACAGTACCGGAGATATCCCATGCCCTTACTCTCTTAATTGCTTTGAGAGCTGGATGTGGAGTCATCTGTACCCATTCTTCTTTGAAGTATCCAGAGCCTTCTTCTCGTGCGAGCCAACTACCGTGAAGCAGTCGAGCTTTCTCAACACGGCCAAGTCCTTTCAAGAAGGCAACATAACCGGGATCGATCTTACACAGAACAGGGTTGTCAAATACGTTAGCAGAAATGAAGCAGAAGCTTAGAGGTTGAATCTGATGTGGGTCGCCTTCAGGAAGGTCGGGAACAGCGTACTTTTCCCAAAGCTCTTCAAACGAATCGCCCCAAATCATTTTGTTATTATCGCGGATGAACCATCGTTTGACGCCATCACGATCAGGAAGTGGAATTCCAGTTTCTGGGTCAAGCCACCAATCCAACCAGTGACGCAAGAATGCATCGTAGTCAGGGTTACATGTGATTTTCATGTGGGGCTTAACTTCAGGACACTCAGGGTTACGCATACGAGACATCAGGTAAACTACCATCGCCTCATCAAATTGCTGCCCTTCGTCAATAAGGAATTTATTCAATTCCCAACCTTGGAAGTTCTCTTGGTCTTTTGGGTTTTCAAAGTGACGAAGGTAGATACGAGCACCAGACGAGAATACGAAGTGGTGATCTTTATCACGCCATCTAACTTTTGGGTCAATCAATCGGAACAGCTTCTCAGCTTTCTCGTGAAGACCACCCGGACCTTTAAGTTGTGGTGTTGTTCTACGAACCATACAACCACGGAAGGTTGGAATATTGATATACCGCAGGAAGTCCATTACACCAAGGTACGACTTACCAGCACCAGCAGCACCACCGAATACGGTAATGTTTGCCTCAGAGTGCATAAAGTCATATTGTTTTGGGGACTTGGGACCGATGATGTTCGTGTCCAGATTGAATTCTGGGTAAACTTTCGGTTTAAGAACCATCGATGCCTCCTGTGGTTGTTAGGTCATTGCGACCTGAAGAATGAGTTACAAGGATTGCCCTTGCTCTATATGTTCATTCTACATTGGAATTGGTAGTTGTCAACCCCTTAAACAGAAAAACCGTAAAGTATTTCATATCTAAGAGATTGAGTCAACAGGTTTTTACGCTTTTAGTGCAGCAATAATTGCGTTGATAGCAATCTTGTTAGCATTCGCCAGAGCCTGTGTGGTAGCAGGATCAGATGCGTTGGCTGTAGATACTGGTGTAAGGGCAGCGATTTGCGTTTTAGCAGCTACGCTGTCGAAGTACCCCAGAACTACAGTTTCGTAGAATCCAAGAGCAGATACAGCTTTGATAAGTTGGTCGCGTGTTGTAGCCATGATTTATTTCCTTTTGGTTATGCAGCGGCCTTACAGGCCAGTTGACTAATTTTAATTGTGCCAGTCATTGGGATGTTCTGACTAGCGTATACAGACACACGCACTTTAACTTCAGTGGCGGTTCCTGTGATTACAGCAGTTGGTGTCTCTTGTACACCGTTTACATTCACGTTACTCATTGGGAAACCATCTTGGTATCGGTCGCAGCACTTAACGTTGAACGTTGCAGTGTCCACCACACGAAGGTCAAGACTTACACCCAGACATCCAGTCATTTCAAACTCGATGTTAGCTACAGCTTTGACGTTTGCAGCAGTCTTGGCGTCAGCCAGAGTTACTACTTGTTCAAAGGTGAATAGGGCACCAGATGTTGTTGGAGTGCCGGAGAACTTGAATACTTGTTTCTCACCAACCAAACTATCTTCCTTGGAAGCTACGACGTTCATACCAGTCCAAGAGCTACCAGCACAGTTATATCCTGTGGCTACGTTACCTGTGGTGTTGGCAGAGACTGCTTTAGTCCCTGTTGTACCTGTCAGGAGTGCGTTGGTGTTAAGTTGCCCAAATGGGTTTGTAGCTGCCACATACTGGCTAGAGTATTTAGGCAGAATAACTGGGGTGTTGAACAGGTCTTGAATCTCAAGGGCAATCGCTTCTCCCATGATGCGAGCACCGTATGGGGAAGGGTGAAGTCCATCGACTGTGGTCTTGGCTGTGTCGAGCATCTTGTCGTAGAGGTCTACAACGCGTACTCCGAGGCTTGGAAGGTAAGACTTGATCCATGCCCGCACTTGATCGTGAACGGCCTGTCGTGGGGCTGTCAGAGCGCCAGCGCCACCACGTGGAGTCTCAGCAACGAAGATAACGATCTTGCCAGCTTCTTTGAGCTTGAAGATTACGTGTTCAATATTTTGTTGAGTCTGAGCAAGGGTGAAGTCAGATGTACGGTCGTTAGTCGAGATAAGACAGATAACAACGTCAGCGGCAGAAGCAGTTACAGTGGAAACACGTGCTGCCCATTGTGCTGTTGTATCACCACCAACCCCGAAGTTAAACGCTGGATCGAATAGAACACGTCCACCAGAGTATTGACCAAGCCAAGAGGCGTAGCCGTAGTTCTCTGTGAACTTGTTTGGAAGAGTACCGCTGGAACAGTTCGCCGTGCGACTATCGCCATAGATAGCAACGTTGCGGCGTAGAGGCTTCACGCTTGCACTAGACAGGAATCCATCCTTGATGATGCCATCAAGTCCAATGGATGCTAGGGCAGCCAGCATGGCGTTAGGTGTAAGGTTCATATGTGTTCCTCGGTGGGTTAATTAGGCCAGAACGGCAAAAGCCCCAGCACGCAAATGCCGGGGCTTTCTGTCAGCTCATAGTGAGCTTATGTATGACAGACAGACTTAGATTGATTGCACGTAGCAATGTCCGAGTGGATAAGTCGTCTGAGTCATTTGGTGAGGCAGCTACGCAGTGTTAGTACCACTTTTGCGGCTACTGTACCTCATTTTAATTGGTGCATACTCTTGGAATCGAACCAAGTCATCTGGGGTTTCAAGCCAGCGCTTCTACCAAGTTAGCTTAGAATGCAATTTGGTGCTTCCTGATGGAATCAAACCACCGTAGACGCCGTGTAAGGACGCCGTTCTCTCATTGAACTAAGGAAGCAAATTGGAGCAGATAAAGGGAATCGAACCCTTGCTACACGGCTTGGAAGGCCGG